GTTTACATCCTTCTGTGTTATGTTGTCAGGCCAGATACACACTCTATAATCATTCTTTATCAACTTGTCATATTGCTTTATCACTTCTCTGTTTCTTGGTTCATTGTCCAGAACAAACACTGGATTCTTGACTGAAGGATCTAGTTCGTGATTCATACCCAAGATGGCAACAGCATTAGGTAGGAACATAGAATCAATAGGTCCTTCCGTCACATAAACCGTAGAGTTTAGATCTACGCGATCCATTCCATAGGAAAGATATTGCTGATTCTCATCAAACTTTATCGTGATGTATTTTACCTCGCTAGGATAGATTGCTCTACCCTGAAATCCTATGAGTTTCTTGTCAGCATCACGAAGAGGAATGATCAATCTTGGTTCTTGACCAACTTGCTTGTCTGGAATGTACCTGTGAACAAACTCAGCAAAGTTCTCGGCATAGAAAAGATCCGAGTGAAAATCCATCGGAATCTTTCTTGAAACCACATACTCTTTGCATTCGTGGTCATCGGACAGTTCCACCACCGAAGGTAGATCAATTCTCTTTCCATCAAATGAAGGTTGCTCAAATTTGAATTCAGGCTTTGTATAATTTGAATGTCCATTCTCTCCACCCTTCCATCGTTCCAAGGCATATTCTCTGCACAGTGCAGGAGAAACTTCCTCAAGAAATTTATACAGCGTTGTACTTATACCACAATTGTGGCAGCGATAGAAGAGATTGTTTCCTTTCTGATAGAAATATCCTCTTGCTCTGTTCTTGTTCTTCTGTGAATCCCCACAGATAGGACAACGACAGTTTGCAAGATTATCCTTCTTCCAAGCGAACTTGTCGAGGGAAGAAGAAACCATGCTGAGATATTTCTTATCGGTGATTATTGACATATCGGTGTGCTTCGGGGAATGCTCGGTTTGCCCATTCTTGCCACTCTGGAAGATCTTCGTCTCTCACAAAAGGCAAACAAGCCATTCTTTCCTCAAAACTACGAGTGTCTGTGTCCTTGATCCACTGCATTTGCTTGTATTCTCCATTAAATATTCCAGTCATTTACATTACCTTTCTTCTTGAATTTTGCAATAATTTTTTCACCGTGGCCAGAAGATCCTACATCGTCCTCTTCACCAGTACCAATCAAATCATCCTGTTCGGAAGGATCTACATTATACAGTTTCATCTTCGCTCTGTTAATACCAACTACAAACTTTCTGTTCTTTGTCAGTTCATTGTATCGGTTCTTCAGTTGCTTAACCATAATCTGATTCTTCTGATCCAGTTCCTCTGTACCGATCAGTGCAAACATCAAATCGGCAGTGGCAGGAAGTCCGAACGATTCGGATGTGTTCTCAAGACCAATATCGGTATTGTTGTGTCCTGAACGATTCACCTGCGTTGCTGTGAACACGGGCACATTTCGTTCGATGGCAAGACCACGAAGTTCTTCTGCAATCGCTTTCACTACGCTATAAGAACTCATCGTTGCAGATGCCTTTACTCTGGCAGAAGAACAGATATTCAAATAGTCGATGAAGATAATGTCAGGTGTGAACTTCTTCTTGAGAAGCAACTCGTCAAGCAGATGTCGGAAGTGATTTACATGGGCGGTTGCCGTTGGGTATTCCTTGATAATCAACTTACCAGTAATACCCTTGGTTGCGTTGTAGATCTTCTTACCGTACATTGGTTTGGTAAGTTGCTTCATATCATCAAGAGTGATGTCCATAATGTTGGCATCAATACGCTCGGCAATACGCTCTTCCGACATTTCACAAGTGATGTACAGAACATTCTTGTTCTGAACAAGACAATTTGCAGCATGATGACATAGGAAAAGCGACTTACCTACACCAGTACCAGCAATCACTACATTAAGTGTCTTTTGTGGTACTCCACCGTTCGTAATTGAGTTAAAAAATTCGATGTCAAACGGAATTTTCTGTTCGACTTTGTGGTAGAAGTCGTACCGCTTCTCCGCGTCCTTGATGAAATCGTGTCCGATGTTCGTGTCAAAGGATACGGATAGTGCTTCAGATAGAATGGACGGGAGAGCGGTAGGAGTACGGGTCTTCGACTTACCTTCGATGATCTGAATGGATTCCAAAATAGCATTGTAAAGAGCGCGGTCTTTACAGAACTTTTCAGTTTCATCCACGAGCCAGTCTTCGTCTTCGGTTGTTTCCGAGAGATCTTGTACCAAGGTAGACGCCTTCTCGTAGTCCGTCTGGGTAAGGTCCTTATCATTCTGCAAGGAGATAACCAGTGCGTCCTTGTTAGGCAATCTGTTATAGTTATTGATGAAGTCATAAATCTTCCTAAAAACTTTTCTTTCACTGTTTTCCGCGAAATAATCTTCCTTAACGAATGGCAATACGCGGCGAGAATACCCTTCGTTGTATATGAGGTTCTGAAGGATTACCTTCTGAATATTTGTACTCATTATTCCTCATCTGTCAAATTTTCCAACTGTTTAGTGAACTCCTCATCGGAGACGATAATATTACTGTTTGTAATTGAATACTTCTCACGAACAAATTGTGAGAAAGATGGATCAGTCAAAATTGGCAACCAGAATTCCTTGGTGTCTGTTTCCTTCTCTCGGTACTTCTTTTCTTCACCTTTTCGTGCATACCATCCATTCGATGGCTTCACGACATGACCAGACTCAAGAGCAATATCAAGAAGACCACTCCAACGACTAATACCTCCCTCGAAGGAAACGCTGATAGGAATCTTAGACTTTTCTTTAACATAACGAGACTTCTCAACATTGATAATAAAGTTGTAACCAGTAAGTTCGGTTCCGTCCTTCTCCTGCTGGCGACCAAGAATGAAGATAGTATCGGCAGAATAGTACGATCCAGTACCACCACCAACGATATCCTTCGGATACATTCCAATCTCCTTGTAGGTATGATTGACCACTACCATAGGAATATCCTTGAGGGTAAGATGTGGTGTAATCATACGAAATAGAGACTTGATCTGCTTGGCACGCGACATATCGGCAACAGACTTGCCCTCCAAAGCATCTTCGACTTCCTTCTTGGAAGCCAGATTACCGATGGAGTCGATCACGATGATGAGTCTTTCTCCGCGATCAAGACTCTGTAGTTGCTGCATGATGTCGAACTTAAGTTCTTCCACATCCTTGATTGGCGTATGAAGAACTCTATCCATATCAATACCGAATGTTTCGAAATAACCTTGCGGAGTACCGAACTCCGAATCATAGAATAGCATAGCAGCATCCTTGTACTTGTCAAGGTAAGACTTAGCCATCAACAAAGAAAATGCAGTCTTAAAGTGCTTGCTAGGGCCGGCCCACATGGTGATGCCAGGAACAAACCCACCATCCAAACGACCAGACAGTGCGACATTAATCACAGGAACTGTGGTTTGAATCATATCCTTCTTGGTGAAAAACTTGGAAGAGGACAGTACTTCCGAGTCCTTGATTGTAGAATTTTTCTTAAGTTTGTCTAAAATGCCCATCACTTCGATCCTTTCATATTGTTTTTGACCGCTTCTATAACTTCTTTTATAGAATTCGCTTCAACAACATAATTTTCATATGTGTCGATATTTACATCTTTTCTCTTATTGATTTCTTTTATAGTAGACAGGAGTTCTGTTTGCTTTCTCTCAAGAACACCGAGAATAATAGCGTAATGTTCATATTTTAATTTATCCAAAGAGAGACTCCAGTGTGTTAGATTTCTCGTGATTCCAACCAATTACATTTGTGATAGTGGTCAGAGGTTCGAGAAAACTCTTCTCGAACTGCATATTATAGTCGATAAAACGCTCAAGATCAAGTTCCTTTGGGATGCTTCCTAGAAAAGAAACAACTCTGTCACCAATGGTATTCGGGACTTTAAGATACACAAACTTGATCTTCTCTCCATCCTTAATGACAGGATATTTCTTCTGCAACTTCTTCTGCTTTATGGCATGATTGTACAGAAGAGAACCCTTGACATGGATAGGTGTAGACTTGCGATAGATTGTATTTGGATCGGCATATTCCAACATTCCCCTGCAACTACGAGGAAATGCAATCTTCTCTGCTGGCAATTTATTGAACTCATCACGGAACTTTTCCACGAAAGAAATAAGATTATCCTCATCGGCATTCATAAGAATGTCGATTGCTTTCTTAAGTCCATCTCTCACTATTTGCGGAGTAGATGATCTCGTCGTTTCAATACCCATGATCTTAAGTTCTGGCTTATCAAGAAGAACATCGTCTTCGCCCATGAACACATTAAGCATATATCGCTTCTTGGCAGTCCATATTCCTTTGTTGGAAATAGACTCTCGCTTCATATTCATCTTCTGCTGATAAGCGTTCATCATCACCGCAAGTTCTTCATACTTCTTCTGAATGAACGGAGTAAGAGAAGACTTACAAGCCTTGTCCAAGAACTTTACGACTTTCTGATATTCCTGTGACTGAACACCAGCAGGATAAATCTTGTCTACCAACTTGTCAAGACAGATGTAAACAGAATCTGTATCGCTGGCAATAATATAGTCTTGATCTGTTGTTTGACAAGTCTTGTTGAGAAAATCATTCAGATGCTTCTCGATCCAACGAATAGACAACTGACCAGAGATAGTGATTGCTTCTGCAAGATCAAGGTCATAATATCTGAAATATTGATTTCCTACAGCACCGAAAGCAGAGTTGAGTTGAATCTTACGAACCAACTGAAAGTTATGATACTTGGAAATATCGTTGTTCAGTTGCTCGACTTCTTGCTTTGTAAGAGCATCTTTCTTTTCCTTCAGAGTTCTCTTGCATTCCAACATTAGTTTCTTATAGTGCTTGCGCTCTTCGTACATACTCTCCATCAGAGAAGCAAGAAACCCCTTCTTGTCTTTGCGAAAAGCAACACCGTTCGCTGCGATGGAAAGATCATCCGTCTTAGCAGTAGAGAGATAGTCGTGAGGATCTACGAATGTCTTTGTGCTTTCACCATTCACCATACGAAGTATGGAGTCAGGAGATACGCTTCCGCGACTATAAGCAGGATTCTTGTGCTTTGTTTCGGGAGAGATGTTGTACTGCATTATGAGGTGCGGATACAGAGAATCCAAGTCGAATGACACAATCCATTTGTGCATTCCTGTCTGTGGATCCTTTACATAACCACCAGCAAACTGCTCTTCCTTTTCCTCGGCATTCTTCTGAGGAATGACGATGTTGCGATCAGAAAGATAGTGATAGATGATGGCATCCCAAGTGCGAACCTGAGAGAACACATCGTTGAAGTTTACCTTGGCATTGTATGCGAGAGCAATACCCAGTTCCAACAACCGAAGTTTCTTCTCCAACTTCACGACGAGTTCGACATCAATATAGTTGTACTCTACGAACTTGGCAAAGTCCTTCTTGTAGAACTCCTGAATGTTGGAATAGTCGTCATACGAGATCTTGTTCTCTCCAAGTTCCACAGATGCGATATGATCTAACTTGTAGGACTCTCGCGTCACAAATGTGAACTTACGATATAGATCGAAGTAATCCATCGTGGCAATACCAACGATGTCATATACCGTATGCTCCTTCTGCATCGCCGTAACTATGCGAGTCTTGAGTGTTTCCCAAGGAGAAAGTTTCTTCGACTCACCTTCACCTAGCACCTTCTCTATTCTGGCAAGAAGATATGGAATGTCGTAGAACTGAATGTTCCAACCTGTGACAATATCACAATCTTCGTTACGCCACAGAGCAACAAATGCCTGAAGAAGTTCATCTTCCTCTTCGTAGTCAATAACGGTGTGATCTTCAGTCATCTTCTTGGCATTACCAAGACACAGAGTGTATGTCTTCTCCCTGTCTCCCTGCACGAAACGCATCGTGATGACATTCACTCGCTGATCGCACTTCTCAATCGTAGGAAAACCATCCTCACACTCCACTTCGATGTCTAAGTAACACACCTTGAGAGCAGAAGGGTTGTATTGTATTTCGCCAGGAAACTGATCGTGAATGAAAGTGTAAGTGAAATCTGTGTTTCCATAGATCTCTACTCCATTCACATCCTCATATTGCTTTACGAACTCACGGCATTCTCGTATTGAACCAAAGTCAATACGATCAACATACTTACCTTCCAAGGTCTTCCAGTTGGTCTTCTTATCCGAAGGCCAGTAGAGATATGGATTGTAGTTTTCTACGATGGTTGAACGAACAAAAGATCCATTGTTGGACTTGTATCCACGACAAAGGATCTTTTCTCCGCGCACAAAGGCGTGAGTGTAGAATATCATTTTGTGTTTTTGCAGCAACCGTTGTTTGAATAAGGCGACTCTTTTAGTAATCGCGGCTCAATATAAATTGTTGGCTCTTTTGTATCCTGTTGTTTCTTTTCAGCATCTTTGTCCGCAATATAAGCAGACAAAAGTACCATATAGTTAATGACATCAATGCAAGTATCCTTAAAAGATTCATCGGCCACATGCATCTTGCCGGCACGAATGAAAGAACTCAAACGACTCATTTTATCTGTTAGCCGGACCATAAATCCCTGTTCCGTCTTGCAGATCCCCATGCTTTCGACACGGGTAAAGTTGGCAAAAGGTTCGATTCCTTCGTTCCCTGCATAATCCTTGTTTTTTGCTTTCATCAGTTCTCTTGCTTCGGCACAGAGTTTCATATGATGATCAAGCAATTCGTCACGAGTCATATCACACTCCTGTGGAACCAAATCCACCATTACGATCAGTTTTCTGAACTGGTTTAGTATAGCACTGTTCTAGCGTATAGTCAAGTGTTTTAACGAGTTCTCCTTGACAAATACGATCACCGTGCTTTATCACAAATGGTTCTCCGCCGTTGTTCACTATGATCACCTTGAGTTCATCGACATAATCCGAGTCGATGATTCCTTCACAGTTTGCCATAGTGATTCCGTTCTTAAGTGCCAAACCAGAACGGGGATGAAGTCGAACGGAATAACCTTCAGGAATATCTAGGATGAGTCCTGTAGGAACGGCTACTCTATCTCCAGTATAAAGATAGATTTCTTCATTAGACCAACGAACACTTTCCTTACCAAAGATTTGAATTGAATTTCCTTTTAGACAAGCAGAAATGTCAAAACAGGCCGATTGCTGTGTACTGAATTTTGGAAATATTGCGTATGGACTTGTTTGAAATATTTTAAGCATAATTTAAATCTCACAAATAACTATTGTTTCAGTTGGTTCCGTTGTAGTATCTATGGTGTAACTGCTGGGATTGACTAACGAAATCATTTGTAGAACTTCATTTTCATCGTAAGTCAACATTTTTCCGCTTCTAGGAAATGGTTTGATAGTGGAGAACACAACATACTTCTTGGCACGCTTTGATCCTTTTACAAGAAGTTGTTTATATTGTTCCTTATCTCCATAAGCAAATACACCAAAGAAACATACAAGATCATATTTCTTTCTGCCAGGAATAGAAGTATATGTCTTACAATTACACAGGGCAAGGGATTCTTCTCTGATGTCAACTGCTTCGTATGTTTTATCACAAAGAAGATTTTGTAATAAACAAGGACCAGATCCAACATCAAGAACAGAAGAAAACTCCAGACCATTTAGAACAGAAAACCGTCCTAGATCGCCTGGAGAATATCCTACATCTTTTGCGTTTTTATACAATTTTCTTCACCAATCGCCAGCAGAAACTTCTACAAAATCTTCTGGACGAAGATATGCAATTCTCTTACCGCAGTAAAGTCCTTCAACCATACACAAAGATGTGTCTTGTGCTATTTCTCCCATATAAATGAATCTATCGTTGCTTTTAACATCAAACACTTGAACATCTATGTCGGTTGGATCTACTAATTTTACAATTGAATTTATTCTTGGGTTTGGCATAGTATTATCCTAAAATAATCATTTCTCTGTTTAGTTTTCTGCGTATTCTTGCAGCCATATAATCAAGTATTACAAAAGTACTGTTTGTGGTCGCAGTTCCTGCTTTTGTAACTAGAAATGCAACACCCATATAATCACCAGTTGCAGCAGGATAATACACAGCGGCATTTGAAGGAGCGGCAGTACTTTCTCTATTTGTAGCATCTGTCACATTCTTTATCTTGTATGTTGTTGTGTAGGTTCCACTAGTGTCTTTCTCTACACACATATAAAGTCTATACAGTTTATTTGCCGCGACCGTCACAGTTGTATCTACTCTTTCTTGAGATCCGTCTTTTCTGAACACAACTTTCCAAGTGGTGTCATTAGTTGTTCCATCATATAAAAACTCAAAGTAAACACCGTCAGTTGGCACACTGTTTGTTGTCGTAGCCATCATTCCAAAACGAATTGCGCCGTTTCTCGTTGCTCCAAATATATTTGCATCAGTCTCCACTAGGCACTCCCACTCATATTTTGTTACATAACCGCTAGTGGGCGTTGGTATTCCTGATAAAATCGCATCTGCTGTTTTTATTGCAGCATACCCTGTATTGTTGTTTGTGGTTCCTGTTGCAGGTCTTAAAACTCCTATACAAGCATCAACTCCTACAGCGGCAAAATCTGTGGTGTTATTTATTGTAAACGACCCACCGTTTGCGTTTGCTCCGTAAAGCAATCCACCAGAGGAAGGAGAAGCAGTAGAAAAGGGAACCTGAACAAAGTCGCTGAAGAAAAGCATATCCATCTGACTAGAACCACTAGTAACGGGTTCATATGCATTCGATATTGCTGGTAACATATTAATATTACCTACGCCAGAATTGAAACTCATTACTCCATATGCCATATTTTATCCTTTATACTATAATCCAGTTTGTACCATCGCTGATAAGATCTATCGCCTGATATTGTTTAGACATAGTATAGGTTGTTGAACCGTCTATTGTCTGTGAAGATGTTGTGTCGATAGTCAATACACCTGTTCCGCTTTGTTTTATGGTGTATCTGTTTGTATTTGATGCAGCAGTAGGCATTGTAAGCGTGAATGTACCAGAAGTAACATTATAAACATAGTCCGTACTGGCAGTTGATCCTGCACTTGTTGTTGTGGAAATATTGTTTACACTTCTTGTTATTCCGCTTCCACCAGATACTGTAGACCAGGTTAAAGTACCCGATCCGTTAGTTGTAAGAACTTGTCCGTTGCTTCCGTTTGTAGTTGGGAATGTATAAGAACCAGTTCCAGTATCAAATGTAATTGTTCCTGCACTATCATTAACAGTTAATATGGTTGAGTTTAATGTTGCACCAACATCACCAATTTTAATAGGAGAACCAGAAGCATTACACTTAATATTCATTCCGTTCGCAGAACCATCTGTAAGATTGGAATAGTATAACATTCCAGAACCAGTTCTTGAGAATGATATGTGTCCGTTACAGAGATTTACTACAGAACCGTTGGCATTTGTTCCAAGATTTACGGTGGTTGCAGCGGCGGTTCCCACATTGATAGTGGTTGCATTAATGTCATACAATGAAACTGTGCCTGTAGCGGTAGTCGTAATATTACCGCCATTTACTGCAAGATCACCAGTTATACTTAAAGAAGTTCCAGTTGCAGCGCCTATGTTTGGTGTTACTAATGTAGGTGATGTTGCTTTTACTACATCACCAGTTCCAGTTACATTTGTCCACTGAGGAGCGGAACCACTGCTAGTGAGAACATGACCACTTGTTCCAATAGCAACAGTACTAATAGCAGAAGAACCAGAAGCGTACAATAGATCACCAGCAGTATATGATGTTAAACCAGTACCACCTTTGTCCACAGCAATCGTACTGGCACTCCAAGTACCAGTTGCGACAGTACCTAAAGTAACAATACTGGTTTGTCCACTATATGTGGATTTGATAGAAAATTGTGTTCCAGATGTAGTCAGAGTAACTTCATCGGCAGTATATGCACCAGAACCAGAAAATTGAGTCCAAGTTATAGAATCAGTATCTAAAGTAGTTACATCATTTGTCTGAACCCAACCAGTAGAGGCGTAAAGAGTGCCACTAAGAATAAAACAAAAATCACCACCGGCCCAATCTGCTGCTGTATCTCCGTCACTTGTTCTTCTTAGTTCTCTTGCACCGTAGGCATAGTATGTTCCGTTATATGCCAAACCCAATCCACCAGAATCTCCTTCGTTTTTAACTAATATTCTATCAGCCAAAGATTCTGTAGTATTTGTAGTAAAAGATATGCCGTCAGTGAATGTGCTTGTAAGCGCGGTTCCACCTGTCCAAGTAATAGCACCACCAGAGTAAGAAACCGTTGCACCTGTGAGAGTTGCTAATTTTGCAGTTGTTGCCGCTTTAGCGGTCGCGTGTGTATGCAATCCCTGAGCAACACTATCAACATAACCTTTTGTCGCAGCATCGGTAGACAAATCTGGTGTTGATAAATTTATAATTCTCTTAGAATTTACATCAACACTACCTGTTCCATTTGGAACCAAATTAATATTTGTATTTGTTCCACCGGCGGTAAATGTCAATGCTCCCGTACCAGTTATACTTCCAGTAGTGGTTCCAGTTCCACCATTACCCACAGCGATTGTGTTTCCACTCCAAGTACCTGAAGTAATAGTACCAGTTGAAGTAATATCAGTCAAATTACCAGTAGTTACTACTGTTCCTGTAGCATTCGGTAAAGTTATAGTTCTGTCGGCAGTAGGATCTACTAAAGTAAGAGTTGTTTCGAATCCGTTTGCAGTACTTCCTTCAAAAACAATATTCACAGGAAAAACTGTAGGATCTGCATCTACTTTTTGTCCAAGATATAGATCTCCACCATTTATCTGAACAAATCCAGCACCATCTGCGTCACCAGTTATAGTGACATCTGTATTAGTACCATTACTACTAAGTGCCCCTGTAGTAAGAACCAAACTACCTGTGCCTGGAGTTTTTATTGTTCCTGTATTATTACTGTTACTTAAAATTATAGTAGGATTTCTAATACTAGTACTACCTGAAGTTGCACCCATCGTTAAATTAGTAGCAGCACCAGAAAAATTCATAGTAGTTGCAACTGTGTTGAATAGTGCTTGTGTTGTTCCACCACCTACTACAGTTGCACTATTAAGAAAAGTTGTGCCGCCACCATTATAACCTAAACTTATATTAGTAACACCAGTAAGTCCACCAGTGCCTATGTTTATTGTTCTTGTAATACCAGAAGTTATAGCACCTACTGCTATATTTGTTGTACTATTACTGCTAATGCCATCATAACCTATGTTAAGAGTAGTAGCACCACCAAACGAATTTACTGTAGTTGCTGTGGTGTCAAATACATTTTGTGTTGTAGTATTTCCAACTAAAGTACCACCACGCAAAGTAGTGGTCGCAGTAGTACTATCACCAATTGTAATAGCACTGGCAGCACCACCAAGATTTATGGTAGAAACACCAGAATTAAACAAAGCACAAGTACTTGAAGTGGAAGTAATATCTCCACCATTTACTGCAATATCTCCAGCAACAGTAAGAGTATCTGTTGTCTTATTGTAAGTTAGTCCAGCGTCACCACCAAAAGTAGATCCGCCATCATTAAATTGAACTTGAGTATCAACACCGCCTGGATTGGTAGTTATTGTCCCCCACTGCAAAGTAGCATCATCTACAGAAACAGATGCTATTTGCAAAACTTGATTTGCAGATCCAACAGCAGAAGGAAGAGTATATACATTATTGTTTGCTACAGATGTTGGTGCTTGAAATGCAATGTAATTAGAAGAGTCGGAATCGGAAAGACGCAAATCACCCTGTGCATTAATTACAACATCTCCAGCAACAGTAAGAGTATCAGTAGTTTTGTTATAGGTAAGACCTGAGTCTCCACCAAGAACACCACCATCATTAAATTGAACTTGTGCATCAGAACCGCCAGGAGACGATCCTATCAAAGCACCAGAACCATCGGAAACACCGATGTACATTCTTTTGTTAGTAGTATCTACCGCCAACTCATTTTCTAAAAGTTGTCCGACAGTAGGTGCTCCTGAGCCTCTTTTTGGTTTTATAATAGCCATAGGTTATATTCTACACTCAATAAGTGTTTGCGTCAAATGTTACTTCTTCTTTTTTCTTGGACTTCTTTGTCTCTAGTTTCTGTTCTAGGTTCTGAATTTTTGTAAGTAAATCTTTATTCTTTGCCTGTTCCACCATTAGATTCACTTCCAAGAACAAATTATTGTTTATTAGTTCTTGATACTTTCTTTGTAGAACAGGAATAACTACTGTTTCATTATAATTAGTTTCACTCATAATATTCTCCTTAATAAGCACCACCGTCAACTACCATACCTTGTCCCAAATATTCTAATTCCGCATCAGTAGAACCTCTTACTCCTACATCAGTTTCTACATATCCAGAAACAATCAGATTACCCTGTATGTAGATGTTTTGTGAGGATGCAGTCAACTGATTTACACCAGTTAATTCTCCTCCACCCAAATTCAATTCCAATAAATTGCTAAAATTTACCTGCTGAGATATTATATTAGTCGGTACACTTATTGTACCTATATTCAATTCATCACTTGGTTCTATAGCAACAGATGTACCACTAATTAAAATTCTGGCACTCGTACCCTCTGTGTCTATCTTAAAAATACTATTCTTTTGAACAATACTTCCGCTATTCTGAAGAGTTTTTATCACAAAAGCATTTGAATTGTTGTCCTGAATTGCAACAGTGGTTCTTTCATCTGTTGAAGGATCGTTCGGATTATATGTTGCTGCTGAAAGAGCAGTTGACAATCCTACTTGTAAAAACTTGGATGCAGATATTAATTTGGTTTGACCATCTGAATATTCTAAAAATGGAACCTTGTCGTATTTGTCGAGAGTGGTCACTATAGGATCTACTGTGGTAAGACCAACAGAAAGATCTAGATTTATTCCATTATTTGTGTCTACAGATAAACCTTTGCCTGGATCAATACTGATTACATTATTACCATCAATGTTTATTCCAAGACCTTCATAGTAGGTTTGACCAGAACCACCAGAATTATATTGAGAAATAAGAACAGGTGTTCCTGAAGCATCACCTATCCATATCTTCTTATCTGGGATGTTTACTGCTAATTCTCCCAACTCCAGAGATGATGGTGCTTGATTTTGTGTGGTTGATCTTTTTGTTCTTAAAACCGTGCTCATTAGAAATTACCACCATCAATAGAATTTGCTTCAAGATTTCCAGTAACTATTAGTTCATCATATACTGTTACTGTGCAACTATCTGAACTAGGATTACCTATACTTATAACAGATGCACCACCACCTATTGACAGGTCCAAAACATTTTCATTGAAAAGATAGGCGTCTTCTGCCTGACTTGTAATTTTTGCACCATAAGTTATACTTTCAGAAGTATAACCATTGACTTCTAGTTCTTGTTCTACTACTAATTTAGATTGAAATGTTTGTGATCCTTTTACTGCTCCGTCTTCACCAAGTAAGGCAATATTAGCGGATCCAGTAACATAGTCATTAAAAGAAGCAGCAAGAGATCCCCACACTAGTCTTAATTTTTTAACAGCAAGCGAACCACTACCTACTGTAGTTACATTAGAAAGTTTTAAATATGTGTCAAATGCAGGAACTCCATCACTATTAAAACCAGTTGCATCTGGAAACAATAATTTAGTATTGGTGTTTATGGATCCCTCAGTTGTACCATTCCAAGCAGAAAAATCTAAATATTCTGTGTCACTGAATTGACCATCTCCCGTTGTTTCCCAAACTCTTAGAGGCATTACAGAAATTGCTTTTTGTGTCACAAGAATATAATCAGAAGGTTTATCCCAGTTTGCTTTTAATATCACTATACCATTAGCAGAATTATTATCTTCTTTTACTGCTTTAGATGCTCTAATTTCTGCACCAACCCATAAAGGTCTAGTGTATGATGTAGTTTGATTTATAGTAATATTGCCAGTGGTAGGATAAACTGCTCTAAACGATTCATCATTTACTTCTCCCCCAGATTCTGGATTTGTTGTGCTATAACCATCCATACCCAACCACAAACGATTAGGAAGATCAACAGATGCTGTACCAACATATTGTGAAGCATCTGAAAATTGAGTATAGTATGGAGATAGACCTACTACTTGTGCTGCTGGCATACATTTTAATAATACTTTGGGATCAGTATCATTAGCAATATTATCCTGACCAGTATTATACGGCATGTTTGTGCCGCGTTTAAGTAATAGATTACCAGTTCCTGCCATTATACATCCATTCTATAAAATTCACGGAAGTTTAAGGTATTTAGTAAGAGATCAGTATGTACCGCAATCCAAATAACCGGCAAAGAATCCAGCATAAAGAGTTCCACCATTTACTGATGGTTGTTTTCCATTACCCGCAGCAGTATCAGCGACATCGCCTGGTGCATAATACAATCCTGCATCTTCGCCTGTGTCCCAATGTGTTTTCAAATAACCAGTAGTTTTTACAGCATCACTCAAAGCACTAAAAGTAGTTGGGTTATCTTGTGTCCGTTGATTTGCAAGGAATGCTAGTGGATACCTAGTTGTTGTTGTTCCTGTGGTTTCATTTCTAAAGTAAACACCACCAACTACTACGCTATCATTATCTGTCCATGCAGGTTGACTAGCATCATTACCAACAACTAAATATCCAGTAGTACTAGCACCAGAAGGAACAACCATAGTTCCTGACCAAGCAGGAACAGTTATTGTAACACTAGAGCCTGGATCTGTTATAGAAAAAGTAGTTTTATTATCATTATCAGTGCTTCCTTCAAATACCAGCGAACCTCCAATTTTAACAGAACCAGTGGTTTTCAAAGAATATGCATTTGTAAGAGTAACATTACTACCCGCCGCCGGCGTTGCTAAAAAAAGCGTAGATGCTTCTTTAATAGTAATAGGATTTGTGGTGTTAGCAAATGTAGGTGCTGCTATTGAAGCATAAGGTAAATTAGCATAAGTGCCTGAGGTCGAAGTTCCAGTAGTTATCGTCGCGGCAGCAATATTAAATTTTGCTCCAGTAGTGGTTCCAGTAGAGGCTGTTAGATTAGCAGTAGTTATAGCAAGATTACTTATTCCTACAGAGGTAAATACACCAGTTGATGGGTTAGTAGCACCTATAGAAATATTATTAATAGTACCTGACACATCTGTGCCACCTATAGCAATAGATGGAACACTTCCAGAGGTGACAGTCAACAAATTTCTATATTGTGCAGTTGAATCTGTATCCCATGCGGCGATACTTAATGTAGTGTTATTTGCATTTGGTGTTCTCAATACAGTACCAGTGACGAATGAGCCACCTAAAGTAATAGTATCTGAGGTCTGGTTTCCTATACTTACATTACCATTAAAAGTAGCAACACCATCAACAGTAGCATTACCAGTAACAGTAGCATTACCAGTAACACTTAAACTGGCAGCAGTAGTTAACCCAGAAGAAGATAAAGTAGTAAATGCACCAGTTGATGCGGTGCTAGCACCTATAGTAGTGTTGTTTATACTTCCTCCAGAGATCACTGGAGTACCACTAATAGTAGGAGAAGTTAATGTCTTACCAGTAAGCGTTTGAGTACTATCTGTGTCTACAAAAGTTTTAGTACCGCTAGCAGTACCAACATAGAGAGTATCATTATCTGTATCCCAAAATATTCTTCCTTCATCTGAAACGACACCAACTGGAGGATTTGTAGTGCTTCTTGGTAATCTTAGACCACCATTTACAAGATCCAAATCAGTAGTTATGGTGGACTGTAAATTCCAAGTTCCTGCCATAGTCAAGTTATTAACTACCAATTTATCAATATATTGTGTTTTACCAGTACCTACGGCTGCTCCCGTTACATTACCGTCACCGTAAATAATTGGATAAGAATTTACACCAACAAGATCACAATTTAAATTGGTAGTTATTGTTTCTGCTGATGCACCATTAGCAGTACTGACAACCGTGGGATTATTTGCGCTTGCTACATTTGCACCAGAAATACTGCTTAATCCAGTATAAGTTGCAGTCAATACATCAAAAGTGAGAGAAGTGGAAGTGGAAGCACTAACATTAGCACTGTTGTAAGTATTGTTTATAGTAGATGTAGTGTTGCCGGTTATTGTAATATTCTGAGAGCCTGTTGGCATAGCATAAGTAAAATTATGCGTAACGACAAATTGGGTTCTTCCTGTGGATGGTGTATTTTGATTTACAGTTATGGTGGAATAATTAACTGTTTTTTCCGTAAAATTAAGAACACCAACACTGGAGGCAGTTACTGGATTATCAGCAATAGTAGATGTATTAACTTTCCATAGATTATTGTAGTGCTTATTTGCTGTCAAGCCAGAAATAGAAATATATTCAGATACATCGAATGGTCTACTTATACCACAAGTATAAGTTACAGTTACACCTGTTGTGGTGGTTCTCTGAATCTGTGTTATTGCATTAGTAAATTTATTGGTAGCGACTACATCCCATTTTTCTGTAGTCTCATTCCAACGCAATTCACTATCTGCTTCGGCACCTCTATTAACAATAATTCTTGCATTTTCGCTAGGTGTCGTCTGACTTGTACCGTCTGCTGTATTAGAGTAAACAGGTAAATCAGAATTTAATGTAAATACTGGAGTTGCTACACTCACATTCAACTTAGTCGTTACTTCTTCTGTTCCAATAACTTGTAAATTCTGAACAATTAATTTACTATTAACAGCATCATACACTAAAGGTTGAAGATTGGATACATTATCATAACCAACAGTCATATTATCACTTGCTCTATCTGTTGCAAACAAAATTCTGTGAGCAGTACCAGTGGTGGTTGCTGTTCCTTTTACTTTCAAGGAAGGACCATCAAAAAGATTTGCTATAAGATTACCACTACCATCTCTTAAAGCCACATTATTCGCAGTAGCGGCCGTAGATGCGGTGGCAAGCATAGCATTAGTGACTACAGAAGAATTGATTGTTGTTTGACCAGTATTACTTACAGCAACATGACTGCTGCCAGCACTACCTATCCAATCCACCAATTCACCAACAGTTGCTTTTTTAGTTACTCCGCTTTCATCTATTATGAGAGTATCACCATCAGTGATAGTAGCACTACTACTCAAATCAGTAATATTTAAATTATTTCTGATTAAATTTCTTATGTTTGTAAGAGTAGTTCTATTATTGACTACATCTGTATTTGCACTATCAGTAATTACTATACTATCATTTAATATTGGTGTTCTTTGCGGTAATTCATCAATATCCAAGGCAACAGAAACTCTATTAGTTGAACCGACTGAACTAACTAATGTTCTAATACCAGAAGCACCAGAAAACACAATTGTTTCTGTAGTATCAGCAACACTAGCAGTACCCGAGTCTCCGTTTAATGTGAGGCTACTTCCTCCGCCACCTCCTTGGGCCCATTCCAGTGTTATTACATCTACTTCAGAATCACTAGTATTTACACCATTTTGTGCAACAACAAGTGTCTGACCATCAGAAGGAGTAACTACAGGATATATTATTTTTTTAGATTTATGGTATTGATTACCCGAAATACTCCACGGTTCTTGTTCATTGTTTGTATGTGAAGGAACAGCAAATTCTACATATTTTCTTATAGGGCCACCCATCTGAGCCCCATTAAAATCATAAGGAGTACCTAATGCCCACATTCTATTAGGTGCAAATGCGATAGCCTGTTGTGTGACCAAAACATAATCAGAAGGCCTATCCCAATCTGCTTTTAAAATACTATGATAAGCATCACTATCATCTTTTTTAATAGGAGTAAATGCTCTAATTTCTGCACCCATCCACAGAGGTCTTGTATATTCATCAGTATTTGTGGTAGTACCTCCACTCATACTCAAAGGAGTTATTCCTAAACCTTCAAAATCTTCAGGAGTGGCCGTTCCAGTATCATTTCCTGTTCCCAGACCATAACCTTTCATACCCATCCATAAACGATTTGCATAATTATTTACTGCATATGGTCCTAGCGTGGTTCCAGAACTACCACTACCATCACTAGTATTACTCAATCCACTTATTTGAACCGCGGGTGTTCCTCTAAAAAGAATAGGAGAGGCGTCATCACTGTTGAATGGAATACCTGTACCGCGCTTAAGTATTAGATTACCTGTTCCTGCCATAGTTCAATTCCTTTATTGTAAATTAATAAGTACCACAATCCATACTCATATCATTTCCTAGATATTCGACATCAGAATCGGGATCACCCTGTACACCTGTGCTCGTTTGTACATATCCAGAAACAATAAGATTTCCACTTATATGTATATTTCCATTAGAATCGGCACTAACTAAAGTTACTTGCTGCCAATCATTATTTGTAATTCCATTTGTTAAGGTGTAATATTTCGATTCATTTTCCACATAAACCAACATACCTTTTTCTCTTCTGGCATCAGAAATACCATCTCTTTCTGTTATATCTAAAACACTCCTCAATCCTCCCTTACCATATTTTGCAAATGTAACAGGATAAGTATCCAACTCTGAAGTTGGTGCTATAGGAGAGGGTATGGTGATGGTTCCTTCTATTGCCATATATTAAGTCGTATTAACAGTAAAATCTACTTCTCCATTTAATATCTGCTGAGAACGGTAAACTTTATAAGTAATATCATTTATTGTAGTAGGTGCTAAATTGTTAAAAACATTAGTAGCATCCAAAGGACCCTGTAAAATAGACACCAAATTTCTACTATTGTGAATGAAAAAATAAACATAACCACCAACAAGTTCACCGATTTCAGCAGTCATACCATCAGATCCAGTTGTTTCTATTCTTTTGCTTCCACCTACACTCAAACTATTAAAATCAGCCAAATTACTATTTGTGGATTTACCATAATAACTTCTACTCCACCATCTTATACTTCTTGAAGAAGTAGCGGAAGAATAACCCGAATTAGATTGAACTGCGGTAAGAGTGACCGTAATTGTTGCGCCAGGAGTATTTGAAACAAAAGATGATGGTATTGTTGCTGCATACGAACTAACAGTAGGAGACAATCCCGTAACTAAAGTACCAGAAGCGGCACCACTATATGTTATATTCAATCCAGTAGAACTGGATGGATTAGTTATGTTTATAGCAAATGTAGGAGTCGATCCTCCCAAATTAGTTCCAATATCGTTGGATAATGATAAATTATTACCAAGATTAAATGTATTGACAGAAGCAGGAATAAATGCATACAGTATTCTTTCCAGAATTTCTGTAGGAGATAATCCGACAAGATTTGCATTTGACAACAAACCACCTACAGTTATATTTGTAGGTGCTGTATTTGTCCATTCTTCTTCGGGTATATCAACTACTACACCATCTATAGTGTCTGCGTACAAAGTACCGCAGCGTAAAACATCTACTTTAGATTCGGAATCCGTAATAATAGCAGAATTAGGTAGAAGTACTCCCTGCTGATCATAACCACCCAACACCTCACGCATTTCTGATATGGTGGGACGGGCTGCTTCTGGTATTGGAAATGGCTGCGCTACACCGTTTTTTATAATGTAGTTTTGTTTAGCCATTTACTTCACCTCGTATAAACTATTGATGTTTTATCCGTTTGTTGTTTTATTTTAAAAGTATTAGTCAAAGACCTAACAGGTATTATCTTTGGTCTAACCTTTTCTATGATTTTTAATTTATTCACGGAGCCTCCACATAGAATCTACCTTTAAGTAGTTGTGCGGTTTCCTCTCCATTTACTAGATTGAGATAATAAAAATAGGATCCGCAAGGAACTACTTCCATCGTCTTACTAGTTATATTAATTGTAATAGAATTATTTGAAATTGTCACTGTACCGTAAGAATAATCTGTGTCGGGAAAAGACACATATCCTTCTTCAATATCGCCACTTGATTTGATTTCGAACATATTCTTATCTTGTGGCAAAGAAGATCTTCTGACTATGAAGTGTACAATTTCTGTAACAGGAATAGCAACATCATCAGCAGTAACTCTTTGAAAGGTTATACTGTATTGAGAATTCTGTTCAGCAAATATATCGTGTATTCCAGAAAGCATTTAGTTTTTCTTTCCTATATGATATTTTGGAATGAGTTGCCAATTATGTTTTTCTTTGTGTGGAATTATCTTGATTTGATTAATTCCAGCCTGCAGGTCTTTAATCTTATGAGAGTCTACTATTTTTAGTAATCCCCATTCTTCTAGCAGTTTGGCAATAGTATTTCTTCTTGCTAAATCATTTTCGTCCATAGAAGAAGAAAGTCCATCAAGGAGAAACAACTCCTTGAAATGGACTATGTAATACTTACCCTTCTTGTGTAGAATATGGCAGGATTGCCAAAGTTTGTTTTCTGTTTTTGACGATACTCCTATACGAGTAAGCGTTTCCTTTACTTTGAGGAAATCATCCTGCTCATTTATTGTAACTTCTAATAAGTTTTCTACCGATAATGCGGACATAATGTTTCCTCAAAAATACTAGATTTAACCTAGTATTTATAAAAAACATCACTTGCGAGATCCGCCAATATTCAGTTCTTTTTTAATATTTGAAATGTCTTCTTTGGACAAAATTCGTAACGCTTCTCTGGCCCTCTTGTCGGAGTATCCAAAGTAGTTCTTCACTAGTTCTATATCGTCATCCTCCTCCTTCTTCAACCATTTAGAGAAGCGTTTACGAGCACGAATGGACCCAAGATAGTAGTCATACTGAACTTTCTTGTCCAAAAAGTTCAGACGATTCATCTCGTTGGCATGTAGAAGAGTGTCGGGAAAATACGACAGACACCGATTTATCACATACGGAGCATAAGACTTCTCTGCATCCGTATCACCCATCAAGTTCTTTTTAGAATAATTGATGGAATTAAGATATTCCGTCAAGTTCATTTAAAGTTACACTCCATCATCAACTGAACGATACAAGCAGTGAGATTAATCTCGTGATCTGCAACAAACGCTGCTTTATACTGATAATCGGCAATAATCAGAATGGCAGGAGGAATACTGGAAGGTTCCAAGTTCTCCTGTAAAGCATCGTACATCTTCCGAAAGATATGTGAAGTATCGTTGTCCAAGTTCATCGTCACCCACTTACGAACATCCTGAAAGTTCTTACCTTTCATAGACTTAATAAGTTCTTCGACCGCAATATCACCCGCTTCAGACAGAATACCAACATCAATAGAACCTGATCGGGAATACCGCTGTAGTTCGTTGATCAGTCTTCGGAAGTCGGGAGAATACTTGACGATCAGTTTTGCAAGAACCTTTTCATCAAACTGGACTTTCTCGGAAGTAAGAATGAACTTTGCACGATCCATAAACTTGGATGCAAACTTCATCTTCTCCTTGCTGTCAAACTTGAAGTCGATGCAAGTGCAACGAGAGTGCAGGGGTTCAATCACTCGATTCTTGAAATTGCAAGTAAGAATGAACCTACAGTTCTTGGAGAACTCCTCCATAAACCCACGAAGAGCGGGTTGCATGGACTGTGGGTTGGCATAGTCAAACTCGTCTAGGATCACCGCTTTCTTGTTTCCAGAGATGGAAATACTACTGGCAAACTGACGAATCTTTGTTCGCAGTGTGTCGATGTTTCCGTCTTCGGAGCAGTTGATCAGAATCCAATCCGTGTTTAGTTCGTTGCAGAGTGCCTTTGCTACTGTGGTCTTGCCGCAACCAGGTCCACCAGAAAGGAGAAGATTCTGGAGTTCACCAGAATCTACGATCTCCTGAAAAGTGTTCTTGAGGCTATCGGGAAGAATACAATCGGCAATCCGCTGTGGGCGATACTTCTCCACCCACAGGTAATTTGCATTGTCGGTAATCATATATTTACTTGTTGAAGTTAGAGTCTGCTTCCAGAGCAATCCAGTAGTTGAGATTCATTGACTGATTGCTAAACTTGCTTACAACCTTCTCACAGATTTCAACATCGTAGTCACCAGTAAGCAACTTGAGGTTTTCAATCTTGAAGAACATCTCGAAAGAGTTAGAACCACTATATTGTCCAACACCAATCGAATAGGTGTTGCTACTTACATCTGCCTTGTCGAGAGCGGTCATACTGATGAGACTGCCATCGTTGCTTACAGAAATGTCAGACACCTGAAGAACAGATGCTGCCTTCTGCAACTCTGCAAACTTCTTCTGTGTCAGAGTAAAACTGATCGCAGTAGATGGCATGTTGATCTTCTTACTAGGAACAGTGAGCAACTTGGGTTCACAGTAGTGATACTTGACAGAACCATTACTGCCACTGATACGAACATACTTCTGTTCAAACTCAAACTCTGGATCGTTGAAGAGAGAAACAACTCCAAGGAACTTGTTCAAGTCCCAAATACCAAACTCCGTATCGAATGTCTCCTCCACAGTTGCTTCTGCAAGGACATTCTTCACAGGTGAAATAGTGGTGATCTTGTTGCCAGGATGAACAAGAATGTTGGAATTAATTGACGCAAAATTCTTGAGGATGTCTAGAGTCTTTTTGGAAATTTTCATAGAGGTCGCTGTAGTCATAATATAATTCTCCAATCACTGAGGATTGCTTTGTTGTTCAATATACTGTATACCGTAACGATTTTCAATCTCTTTCTTACGATTATTCTCACTAACACCGTTTTCAGATGGAGTATAATCGGTAAACCCAGGCATCTTCAAAGGACAAGAAACCTTGGGATAATCTAACTTGGAATATTCTGATTGTCCATTTATGGTAATATTTACCAGTTGTGTGCCCTTTTTATCACCACAACCACAAGCACCACAGTAAAATGATTCAGAATACTTCGTACTTGCTTTTCTTTCAGAGCAAGGCATCAAAGAAGTTCCATCACCGTGGCAACTTAAAATACGAAGAAGTTTAGTATCTTCACTACACTTCTTATTAGTAATCCCTCTAGAAACCATAGAAGTAGCAAAAGATTTTGCTTTTTCTATAATATTAGAAGGTTTTACTTTAACCTTTTCATCTTGAATTTTATTCAACAAAAATTCAGAATACTTCTGATTTGCTTTTCGGAGGAGTTCTTTTTGTTTGTCTGTAAAATTAGAATCTGGGTTTTCCTTTTCGCTCATCTTCTTCCTCCTCAAGATCTAAAAAGTCATCACTGGAAAGATTTCCAGATGTATATTCTCTCAAATGAGTTTTGTCCTGATTTCTGTGATTCTTCTTGGAATGCTTTCTTACTCTTTTGCGATCACGCTCATCCGACTCTTCTCTTCTAAAACTTCTACCCATCACTCACTCTCCTGAAAAAGTTCTGGAAATGCTTTCTTTGCTAGTTCTTTATTGATATTAGGTAATTCTTTTTTAAGAATCAATGCTTCTAGAATTGGAGTTTCTGTCCAATGAATAATTTCAAAAATGTTTCTTAATTTTCTATTTCTAGAATGATCGTTTTGTATGTAATGGGGGGTGTTGAAAAAGTACGGAAGACGAGAGTACTCTTTGTGTAGTCCACTGAGACTATAACCGATGGGAGAATCATCTGTCTCGTATTCAGGTACATCAGTATAGGAAGTAGTATACTTGTCATTGTAAGCAAATTCTAAAATTTTAAGAAGAGGAAGACAACGAACAGATTTTAAGTAATTTACTTTTTCTTCTTCTGTCTGTAACTTTGCCGTATGTAAGAAGATCTCTCCAATATATTCTGCTTGTGTTCTCATTATATTAACTCATCGACGCTTTCTAGAATAAGTTTCATATTGTTTTTGATAAGGTATTCAAAAACCTTACCTTTATTTCCTGCATATGGTAGAGCATATTCTTGAAGAATATTTTGCTCAATCTCCTCTGGTATGTATGCAAGATCTACTAGGTTTTTGTTCCTGTCGTAGTTTCTTTCGTGTTCTTTTGGAACACCATAAAACTTCCAATTATTTACCTTCTTCGTAGAAAGTGGCTTCTGACGCTTAGTATCGTCTACAAAAGTGTCATCATCGGACAGAATATTTGGCACACCATCTCCAGTATCACCACGGAGAATATGCTCAAAAAGATGAATCTGTGGATTCTCACACTTCAAAAAGTCCTTATGAATGGGACTAAATTGATAGATGTTGGGAAACCTCTGCAACTGCTGAAAATCCTTATCGCTCGACACAATAAGAATCTTCTCCTGTTGATGAAAGTTCTTGGCAAGAGTTGCGATAATATCGTCCGCTTCGCAGCGTTCTACTCGCATATTCTTATACGGGAAGTTTTCAAAAACTTCCTGACGAATCTTGGTCAAGATTTCAAATATCTTATCCCACTGCTCCTTATCCTTATCGTGAGCCTTCTTGCGATTTGCCTTGTAGTGTGGGAAAATGTCTCTGCGCCAGGGATTAGCAGAATCCTGACAAATGACAAGATCCCCATACTCTTCCTTGAAGCGGGTTCGGTACATTCGATAGGTATTGATCACGATATGCCGAATAACATCTTCTGACACATCGTTGATATTCTTGTATTGTGAAAAGATACTGGCAATAAGAATTTGTGTATTGTCGATCAGAATCATTTTGTAATCGCTTGCAGAATAATGCAGTGCTCGTTTACTTTACCGTTTACTGGCTTTTCCTTGGTCTTGATCTCGCTGAATGCGTTGTTGATGGCACGAATACCACCCAAGAACTTACTGACTGACTTCTTGGCATCGCGTACCTTCTTCATGGTAGATGTCTTGATGTCGTAGTTGAGAATCTTATTTCCCTTTACACTCAAACCATTTGAGAGTTCTGATGAGTTGTATACAGCAACAACTTGTGTCTTTGTATTATACACCACAAGTCGGTTTGTACCAATTATTTCCGCAGGATTGATTGATTTGATGGAGAGTTCTGCAAACTCTTTCATATAAACCATCTTGGACACCAGTTGCTCTGGAGTCTTTTGCTTCTTCTTGCGAGGTTTGCGATTGGTCTTCGCTACGCTCACCTGCTCCTTGGCAAGAGTGATGATCTCTGTGTAGAAGTCCGCGTACTTTCTGAGACTTGGTTTGGACAACCAAGAGTACGCTTCTTTCATATCCTTGTCTCCGTCTAGAGCCAAATTGATGTCATCTAGACGGGGTTGGAAATGAGTAGAAATGAAATCCGCTTGAGCGGCTTTTACTTCGTGTCGCTTGAACCAATCTACAAGATCATAAGAATGCTTCTTACTGTTCTTCAGTGCTTCTGCCAAAGAATCAATTTCTAATTCCAAAGAACAAATAAGTCTGTGTGCTTTTTCCTTAATATGATCCTGTACGCTGAGTTTCGGTGTTTCT